AAGCCGTGAGTCTCGAACATATCGTCCATGCCCTGTTTAACCAACTTCCATGTGGATGGGCCCGGCTCGAATCGAGTTTTGAAAGCTCGCTGAATAACCATCTTGGCGCTCTCTTCCACGTTGCTCTGGTCCCGCATACCCATGGTAAAGTCGCCAATATCCCGCCAACTTCGGGCCTTGCCTTTCCATCGGGGGGAGTTTAAAAGAGGATTGACTTGCGTACTGATAAGCGTACGCAAATCAGAATTGCCTTCGATAAGACAGCAGTTATAAATGATAAGGCGACCGATTGTGGTGAGCTGTCCCAAGACACAGGCCGGCGAGCCCCAGCTATCCCAAAACCTCACCGACTCCAACCCCAGCACCGGTTCCGCCGGGTATGGCAACAAATGAATGTCCCGTTTGTAATACGGCGTTACCTTCTCCCCCTGGTATATGACAGCAAACTCGCCTTTGACATACCGGGCATACTCCGCCGGGGAGTTTTGGTACATCTTCATGGCCGCTTGGCGGGATTCTTGTTTCAGGTTTGCGTTTTCGCCGTAAGGAACGTGCCAGACTTGTTTCTGGATTAGGGGAAATTCGGGATCGTAGTCGGGTTCAAGGATGAATTCTTTGTACGTCCAATGCGATTCATCGGCCGGGTTCATGTCCACCAGCAACCGGCCAGGCGTTCCTGTGTGCCGGACTGCCCGGATAACGGCGGTGCGATAAACGTCAACGGACAGACCGGCATTACACTTATCGGCTATTGGAGCCGGTTCATTTAACCAGATTAAAGAATAGGCACTTGAGCCCTGTAGCTTCCCCAGGGAGGCCGGATCGTCAATACCAAACAGATCCACCTCAATCCTGGGATTGCTGAATATTGTCAATTCTTTGTATTCATTTTTGAATCGGTAGGCTTGCGGGGCTTCCTGGAAGAACTCTTGGATGGATGGAACAATGGAGAGCTTGATGTTCTCCAATGTGTCCCGGACAATCGCGCACCTTATTGGGACACCACACCTTTTCGCGTGGGCCATTATGGCGCCGATACAACCAAACGTTTTTCCTTCCCCCAACGGAGCGATAAGTATCGTGATAACTTTAGTAGAATTTATGAAATCGCGGACGGTGGGAGAAAAGCTAAAATTTAGTTCCATGCTCCGTCCGTAGCACAAAATCAAGAGTACTGCAAGTCTTTAATTTGTCTTGACTTTACTCGAAGTCCTGGGTATTTTAATAAAAAAAGGGGGATTAGAAATGAAAAAGTCGGGGGAAGAAAAAAATCAAAAAATATTAGCAGTAGTGAAAAGTTTAGTGCAGATTAAAGGAACTCTCTACCTGTGCATTCCCAAAACGGTCGCCCGGAAGTGCAACCTGAGCCCCGGGAACTTGGCGACGATCATTGCCGGCGAAAGGCAACTAACCGTCGTGTTCCCGGAGCCAGGCGCATAACAAGTGTTATATCAAGTGCCATAGTGCCATAAGGCCGCGGTGTAGATATACTGGTCGGTCTTGCCGGCCATCCATTCCTCGTTGGAACGGTTACAAGGACCACAAATCCGATTCCCCGCTCCCAATGAGAGAAACTCTTTGCCGCAGCGCAAACAATTCCGTTTCTTTCCTTTAGCTCTCATTTCCTCAGTTGTCGTGAGCTCTCGGGGTCCGTCATATCGGGAGCGATTCCGTCGCCCCTCCTTTATCTCCTTGGCATAAGTGATTTCCCGAATTTTCTTAGCCTCAGCGAAACAGGCATTTCGGCAATACTTTGTCCGTGGTAATCGGACCAGGCTTCCACAAATTGGACAGATCCTTTCTTTTTTCATCCCTTTGGCTTCAGAATTTCCGGCGGCATTGCCCCCACGACGGCGATTCGAGACTTCTCTTGCGGGATCTGCTTGCGTGCAATCTGGGCCAAGGTCTGCAGGCCGGCGCCGCATAACTCCATGGCTGTTCCAATATCCACCGTCTGGCCTGCATCCAGGGTCGGGAACTGCACCATTATCTGGCCATCCTTCATCTTGAGGACGGCGAACTGAGTTTGAATATCTTCCTTGGTGATTGTGGTGGCCTGGTCAGGAGGAACCGGGCCGGTTTTCGGCTGACTTGACGGTTTGGTAAATAACTTTCTCATTCTTCGTTCCTCCCTCAGCATCCCAACTGTTTGGTCGGGAACTTCCCTTTGATATTTGCGACGAAATATTTGCCGGTTGACGGCGCCTCTCGAAACTCTTTCCAGAGCGCCGGCGTTATCAAGGCATACTCAAAAATTCCGCCAGCCTTGAACTCCACGGTCATAGTTTCATGATCTTCATCATAGCCAATGGCTTTAATCAGGCTCGACTTCGCCGGGATTACCATTCACTTCCTCCTTTGGAATAAAGTTCTTACAAGCGGCCCGAAAGCCGAAACACCCTTTGCCATTAAACACGCACTTCCCAAACCCCTCCCTGGGGTTCGGGCCAACATACTTATGACAGGCACAGGCGCCGCAGGTTTTGTTCAACTTCTCGCACTGAAATCCTTCAATTAATTCAATCAGTTCTTGCATGGGATTCAGTTTAGACTGATGAATATAATGGCTTAAAATGCCTCTCTTACCTATGTCTTTGGGATCAACCTTTGCCAAGTCAGAACCATGAGCCCACCCGATAAAATTCACTTCGCCATTTTTCCCATATTGTCCCAATGGATAAAACTGTGCGGCTACTTTGCCAGCTTTTTCCAACAAATAATATGGCTTTTGTGCAGTTTTTACTCCGATTGTTCCCAATCCCGGAACATTGTAATCTACTCCCCCGTCACCATAAGGCCTATCTTCTCTGCCCAACCAATAGCGCAACAATTTATATTTTCTTCCAAATGCAATCTCTCCTTTTATTCCTATTTTGTCCTCAAGAAGAGGATCCTCATGGAATCTTTCGGTTAGATTATTATGTCTTACGTGAAGATCATACCACCTTTGGGCTATTTGTTCTGCGGCGACTTCATCCTTCTGGTCTTCTGTCATTTTATCTCCGTTGGGTAAATATGAATAACCATCAGACTTTCAAGGTGAAGGCCATCAAAAGCATCAAAACATTTCTTGCAAATGTCCGCTTCCCGCCGGGTGGCTCAACTAAGATTTCCAAGTGAATTCCCGAGTTTCAGTGTCAAACTCCACCAAAATCTCAACTTCCATTCCAATGTATTTAGCCTTCTCCAGTTCATCTTCGTAGGGAACATAATCGGCTTCCCTGCAGGCCGCTTCAAATCGGTCAGCCGTGCTGTCTTTGTCGGTATGAGCGAACACCTTGTAAAATATTTTCATAGCAGATCGCCCTTCAAGTAACGCCGTCCACGTTTCTTCAGCCTCTCCGATTCTTCATGTATCCGCTGGACAGACCTCTCAATCATTGTGTTTACTCCCACACAGAAGATCAAAGGCATTAATTTTTTAAAAGGAATGTCATTCAAAATCGCAAACCCCTCAAGCCACCCGGAATACTCAGCCGGGATTTCAAGTTTCAGCTCAACATTATTATATGGCATCAGTTTCCCCTCTCAGTCCTTATTCCTCCGCTGCACAAACGTTCGGTCAGCAGCAGTCGCCACAACTTCTTCAAATCGCCCGTCCTCAAACTCCTCCAACGGTCTGGCCCACGTCTGTCCACACTCATGATCTGCTCGGTAAACAACCAGCGGCTCTCCAGTTTCAGTCGAACTGGCAATCATCAGGACTTCATACACGCCGCCCTTACGGTGACGGTATCTCCTTCCTATCAAGACACTATTCATCAGCATGTCCCCGGGACGATCTTCACCCCCAACCGGGTCTTCCCATTCACCGCCGGCTGCGCCGAAAACCTCTCCAACACCAATATGGCCATAACCTCCCTATTCCAAATAAGATCAACAAAACGGTCAGGAAGAGGATCGCCCCTATGCGGCACCAACAAAACATCTTCCGAATAACACTCAGCCATTATCGCCCTCTCTTTCCTTCGGATAGCTCTATTGCATATTTCGCCTTCGCCTTCATTACCTGGCAACCATACGCCCCATTATAAGAAGCATTATAACGTCTCAACCTCCTGATCTGGGATTCCCTACTGTATCCGGTCCCCTGTAGCGCCCTGACACCAACCATAACATTCCCTTCCAAAGTATCAATCGGCCAACCCCTATCCTTGAGATAACTGTAATGGATATTGGCGGGGGCATAGAACGGACCTCCGCTCTTCTTGCTTCCTACCCTTCCCTTCCTAAACTCCTGGCCGCCAACCCTCGATTCAATATGGAAAACAGCCAAGGCGAACGCAGGGTCCACATTAAAAACCTTCGACCACCTAATCGTTTCTTTTTTGATGACTTGCCTCTCCGCTGGCGTGATGGCTGCCGTGGCAACCACTGATATTGACATGATGAATAGTAAAAATGTAAACACTTTGTTCATTGAACTTTCTCCTCTTGGCGGTTCGGGCCTTATGCGGAATTATTCTCCCCTCCTTTGCACCTAGATTGACCACATGATGTTAACCAACTAAAACTTCCTCAACTCCCGGTAAACCAACACCAACACAAAGAAAACCGCTAAAATCTCAAACCCCTTGAAGACCATCATCGCCTCCAGAAAGGCTTGAAAGCCCTCAAGGCTACCAACGTCTCCGTGAAATCCCCACGGAAACACAAAGCCCTATCATCAATATAGGCCAGCGCCGGCGGCTTCTCCCTCGTCACCCGGTCAACAAAATGCTGATACCCATACCTCTCCAGCCACTCCCCCA